GTAGTGAATGTACTGATCAAGAATTAGACTTTATTATTAAAAAGGATTGCTCTTGTGATGATTGTGGAGAAAGCGTTGAGCAATTCGATGATTTTCCTGAATTATTAATAGAAGAAGATGAATTAATTTGTGAAGAATTTTATGGTCAAAAATACAGAGTAATTTGTCCGATATGTGAAAACAGCTATGATATAAAAGATGGAGAAAGTGATTATTCAGTAAAAACAGAAGAAGATGCTTTGCGGGAAAATGAAACTGCTGGAATTTATTACAACGGTGATTTATTAGTTCCAATAAACATCAATTACTTAAAGAAAATTTATTGTGGTGAAAATTGTTGTGAAGTTTTTTCAGATGATATTTGTCCTGATTGTGTTTCTGATTTAGTTCGTAAAGATAATTTTATGAAATCTCATGGACACGGAACGCCTTGTATCCTTATAAAAAAATATGAAAACCATTCTGTTTTAAAAAATTGGACTCCCGAAAGATTTAAAAGACAAAGGCAAATACTTATTCATCAAAGAATAACTGTTAGAGGAATTATTGAAACAGCCAATAAAAAAAGCCAATCTTAATTGATTGGCTTTTTTTAATATTTTAAAACCATTTCTTGGCAACCTGACCAGAACAGAAGTAAACTTGGCCATTAAATCCGAATAACTGCCCCGCTACTCCTGAATAAGTTCCCAAAGAAATCTTTGCCCCGCTTGTCAAATTAAAGCTATTCAATACTCCTGAAATCATTGTATAAAGTAACCCTGACTTAATTACTGCATTAGTTGTTTTGGCAAACGTGTTATCAATATTGGTTGTAGAAACGAATGTCAACGTTCCTGCAACTCCATTATAAGTTAGTTTTGAAATAGTGTACGAATTAGCCGTGCTATTCATCCCATTTGTGACAAAAATATTTCCTGTTTGTGCATAAATGTAAGGGCTAAAATCACTCGCACTTGAAAAAGATGTTCCTGATATTGTAACAGCAGTAGAAACAGTCAAATTACTTAAAATAAACTGTCTGAAAAAATAAGTGTTAGTTGAAGGAATTAAACAAAAACAAAGTACATATCCATTTAAAACAAAAATATCATTCAGCAAAACGGTTCCATTCGAAACATCGACCCGAATAATACTCTCTAAAGAATATACGCTTGGAACATCACTCATTAATTGTCCTGCCTCTTGATACCACATTTTATTTGTATCATTGAATGCAACAGGCGTTCCCATAACAGCGAAAACTTCCGCTGCAAAAGTTCCAGACAAACTAGATAAAGAATAAGCTCTAACTCCGCTTGAATCAATGATTACTAATAACTCATCACCCGATTTAAAGCCGGTGCTAGTAAATCCATATTCAGTAGCCGTTGTTCCCTTGAAAGTATAAACAGTTCCTGCAACATAATCCTCACTTGCTCTTGCAACAAAAAAATATTTATTTGGCAGAAAATCTATATCCAAATCAACACTCCAAGTTGTTAATGATAACGCTAAAACACGCTCAATATCATTCAGTTTATTGGGTAAAAGTTTATGAGCTTCTAAGATTTGATAACCTGTAGTCTCATTATCCTCGGCCCCCGTAGGTGTCAAACCAACTTCCTCTAAGAGCTTATAATTATTTACTATGTGATCGTTATAAACCTCTCTAACTACAGGCGTTCCATCATTAACATCTGTTTCGTTTACAATGGCTCCAAAAGGAAAATTTGCGCTTACTTCTTTAGGTATCGCTAGTTGTTCTATTGTTTTCATTTTTTTACACTTTTATTGCTCTTATTCTAACTTTTACATTTTGACTAGCATTTTGATTTTCCCTTATTGAAACATCAAATGTAGTTTGATTTACTATTTTATAAACAGGAGCAATTAAACAATTATCAGCTGTAATGACTCCCTCACTTTGTATACTCATTTGAACTTCATAATCTGATGAACCCATGCTATTAGCAAGAACACAACGAATTATAGAATACCCACCCCCTGTATTAGTTAGATTAGCAGAAGATATGTCTCCTGTAACTGACAAAAGTCCAGTTGAACCACCTCCAACGTCCAAACCAGAAAAAGACCCAATATTTATAATAGGACTTGCTCCAATTCCATCGATAATTGCTTTATCTTCTTTTGATAAAAGCCCATTTCTAGCATCAGGATCACCAGTTGGCTTTGCTAAAAAATTCCCAGAATCTGCTCCAATAACTCTTTTTGTAAAAGCTACTAAATTTGTTAACGGTGTTGTTGCTTTAGTATCAATAGTACCTTCATTTTCTTCCGATTGTGTTGCCTTTTTTAAATATAAAGCATCAGCAACCATTGCATCCAAACTCAAAGCATCTGCAACTCTAATAATAGAAACTCCCCCGCTTGTTTTGATTACCCTAACATACTCATTTGTTTTGAAATTGCCTGAGTAAGTAATTGCGAAAGACCCCGCTCCTATGCCCTTTATTTCGGTTTCCGATGCCTTATTGAATGCGGCCAAACAAACGATATATTCATTATCCAACATTTGAGAAAGCTTAATATCCACGCTTAGTATTGTGCCGTTGGTACTCAATGGATAAATGAAGTCATTTTTAGAAGCTAAACCCCGTAGAGCATCAATCAATTGAAATCCATTAGCTTCATTATCTGGCAAGTCATTTGGAATTATAGCGTACAACCGCATCAACTTCTCTAACATTTGATGAAAATCTCCTTTTGTGGCTTCATTTACGGCTGTTCCATCTCCTACTCCTGAATTATCTTTGATTCTTCCTGATGGATATTTTACCAAGTCTGATTTTTCTACATCAGTTCGATTAAAAAGTGTTCTCATATTTTTTTATTTTATACAAAATTAATAAAAGTAAAAGCTATTAAATGCGCTGGCTTAAGTTTCAAAACTAATTCACGAAACTCTTGCTCTCTATTTTCAGGAATAATAGCTAATTCCCCAAGCACAGCTCCTCCGATAAAAAAGGATGCCCAAATATTACCAACAGAAAAAGATTCATTTGGAGTTGACGAATTAGCTATCAACTGAACCGAAGTCGAACCGTGCTGCATTCCGATTCCATGCTGTGAATTACCACCATGCTGAGAGATATTACTTGATCCTGAAATTATATCTGCTGGAGTTTTATACGGCATAGTATTTTCGTGAACATAAACATCAAAACCCGCTATTCTTAATTGATATTCGATGTATTCCTTTCCCTGCCTTGCCGGAACATTTCGGCCACGGCTCATTTTTCTTAAAATAGCATCCCGCCTGTCTTGAATTGGTAAAGCTTCATTTGTTCTTAATCCAAGGCGATATTCCCAAAGCAAACAATCATCAGAATCAAAATTTTCATTGTCTGGTAAGTTAGAATCTAATACTGAAAATCCTGAATTAATCAACCGAATAAAACTTCTATTGAGGGCCACGTGCATATTATCTGCAATACCTCCTTTTTGCATTGTAAAAGCCCTTCCAGTTGGATATAAATCAATAGCTAAATTTGCCATAATATCAGCCAAGCCACCTTTCAAATAATTAGGAAATCTATGAGGTGTATTATAACCATGAGGAGTTCCATAACCGTGAACTGTACTTTTTTCTGTTACTTGATAAGTCATATTAATTGAATATTAAGTTTCTCAAATAAGGAATATTTCCCAAACCAAATTCATAAGAAGTAACTATGTTTCCATCTACTTTCAACTCTAAAACATTAAAGAAATTTCCATTTATCAAAGCAGAAGTAACAACTCCCTGAACATTTCCTGAATATAAAATGTCATTTTTATTTCTCAACAAATCAGCTCCATCTATAAAAGGTCTTACATCATAAATCAAATCAATTAAACTGCTTTCAATAGAGGTTTTAACAGAAGTAGAATCATCATTTAATCCTGTAATAGTAACATCAACAGGAATCAAAGTAATAGCAGAAACCTCTACATTAGCTTGCATTGGCCGCCTTGCTCTTTCATAATCTGGCTTAGTAACATCAGGATCAAAATCTATCACATCTGCAACAGCATTCAAAATAGCAGTGCCTGGAGTTCCTTTACCATCTTCGCTGTCAATCAAAGTAGCTTCAACATAAATATCAATTGTTCCGGCTTCACCATCTCTCACATAAGGATAAATCAATCTTACTCCCTGAGCATCCCCCGACCATATTCTATAATCTGATTTTGCTCCTCCTTGTGGCTCCAATTGAATTGCGTTCAAAATAGCTTGTCTATACAATTCTTCAGTTTCTCCTGCCGTTGGCTGTGTAACCACTTCTGAAACGGTAACGGTTTTATCTACTCCAATAACAGGCTCAGTAATAGTTAAATTATTTCCAACACTTAGATTGTAAAGAACACCTGCTCCAATGGAACGAACTTCTATTTCATCTGCAGTACCTGTCAAAGTATATTCCGTGTCCAAAACATAAACCTGCCCTGCATTCAAAGCATCATCATTAGATTTAAAAGTCAAATCACTTCTTAAAACTGATCCTGCAACTCCCGTAACCGAAAGTTTAAAAACTCCAATAGAATCTGGAAAAGGGTTTCTATTCAAATAAATTCTACCTAATCTTTCAAGCGTTCCTCCATTCAATTCTATACTGGCTTTATCAGGAAAACAATTATCCTGAATGTCCCCCAAAAACAAATAAAGCAACTTCAATTGTGCAGAAAGCACTAAAGGCAGCGCACCGACTACCTTTTTTAAATCATCATCAGTTAAGCCAAGCTTGCTGCGTAAATCATTTGCAACATCCTCATTTAACTCAATTATACTTGGAATATTTTTCATATTACTTGTTCTATTATTAATTCATTTTTTGAGCTGTCAAACACAAACTGCAAAGATTTGTCTTGTTGATTTGTCTTGCCTGTAAAGGTAATTAATATTGATACTCGATTTAAACTTTCTAAACTAACATCAACATCAAAATTAATTATGTTTTCCAAATAAGCTAAATCTGATTTTACAGCCTGAATAATTCTCATTCTGCCCGAACTATTTAGAACTACTTCCTGCAAAACTCGCTCAGTTTCTGAATTGAACTGCCTTGCTTTATTTGTTGGCCAAACTAAAGAATTAGCCCAATAATCAAATCTTTCTTCATTTTCGAGGTATTCTTGCTTGGTAGAAGCTATCAGGTTGCCCCCAAACATCGCTAAATAGAATTGCTGATATAGAACATCTCCCAACACCAAATCGTTGCTTATAATGGTAAAATCACCCCCGCTTCCTGTTTCGTATAATAAAATATCTTTTGTTAGCATAGTTATTGATTTTTAACACCTGTTGTTGAAGCTGTTTTAGCGGGTATTCCTTTAAAAACAAAACCACCGCTTCCAGAAATATCGGAAATATTACCAGTATCACCTTTAAGAGTAATTGTTATTTCTCCTTTTGTTTCTTGATTTGGTCTATTCTCATACCCTGCTACATTTGGATATACTTTTTTAAACTCTTGAAATGTAAATCCTTGGTTTCTTAATGTTGTTGCTTTGTCTTTTCCTAAAACAGTTTCCATTTGATTATTTTCATATAACTTTTTGGCAAGAGACTGGTCAATTTTAGGCAACATTTGTTTTCCAGACATATCTTTACCTGCTCTAAAAGCAGAAACTAAAGACCTCCTTTTACTTTCTTCACCTAATATTTGATTCATCTTTATAGCTTCTTTAGATGCTGGATTTTCTATTTTAGGTGTTTCCATTAGCTTTTTTTGTTTTGCTAATTCTCTTGCCATTACATCAGTAGAATTAATCATTGCAGCATCACCTTTACTAAGCGCAGCTACTTGTTTTGAAACCATATCATCAGCGGCATCACCTGTATCCCAAAAAGCATACACCAACAACCCCAAAGCTCCTGCGATTAAAAGTAACGGCCAATAAGCTGCTAATGTTGCGGCTGCAACCGCCCACAATGAAGCCGCATAACCTGTATTTGTCAATGTAGCCCATAACACAACAAACCTATGCACACTCATAATTGCTCTAAACGCACTCATAATTCCACTAACCAAAGAAACTATTCCAACAATTATTTTCCATCCAACAAAAGCAATAGCAACACTTGAAATTAAATTAACTAAATTACCCATGTTTGGAATCATCGAAGCCATAATTCCTTTTACAAAATCTAAACTTGAACCAGCATTTTCACCAGTAACAACAACGTTTGTGAAAGCATTTTTTAAATCCATCCATCCTTTAGCAAAAGTCGCATTATTCTTATCGGCTTTAATCTGAGCTGTATTTTTCTCTTCAATAAACTTCAAATATTGCTCAAACTGATCAAAACTACCTAAAAAAGTGGCTCCTGTTTCAAATCCTGTCTTTTTAAAGAACATCCCCATAGCCTGTTTGTTTGATAGAAGTTTTTTAATCTCTCTTAATTTATCGACAAACTTAGTGGTAGGTTTAATAATTTTATTTATATCGGCTCCAACCATTAACAAGGCTTTTTGCTTGTTTTTATCCATTCCCTTACCTGTATTCAAATCAACCATCAAGTTCCTAAAACCTCTACCTACTCCTTGTTTTCCTAATGTTTTAGTTGTGTTTTGAACTAATGCAATTGTTTCCTCCAAACTTGCACCCGCCATTCTTGATGAAGCAGCAAACTGCCTAACAACATCTGCAGATTCTGATATTGTAGATGCTCCAATATCTTCACCAGCAGAAAGCTTATTTACAACTCTATTAGCATCTTTATAAGTTAACTTAAATTGATTCAGAATAGAAGTTAAATTATCAGTTGATTCCTCAATAGGCATTCTTGAAGCATCAGCTAATAAAATTGACTGTTTTGCTATTTCTCGTAAAGCCGTTGGATTTTTCAAATACTCTGACATTTTTGATCCAATATTTTCAAATGAAGCTGCGATATCAATTACTGAACGCTTAGTTTCTTTTCCCAAACTTTCAATGTCCTTGTTCATTGAACCCACAACAGTTCCGGTAACAGCCCCCAAACTTGCAATAGCCTTTTCATAGGCGATAATGTCTTCTCCGGCTTTGTAAAACAACATCGTTCCACCAGCAATAGCAGCATATTTAGCCATTCGGTTAATAGAAGCCATTTCATTATTTATTTGACTGTTTAGCCTACTAACTCCAGTAGCAAAAGTTCTTGTGTTTCTAGTCATTGTGTTTATGACTGACGAAAACTTATCTTTTGCAGTAAATACCGTAGGTACTCTCATTGCCGCTAATGCCATATCTTTTTTATTTAAAAATTTAAAACCCTCTTACAGCTTCAAACTATTAAGAGGGTTTCATATTCATTTGTGTTGATTATTTAGATAATTTTTGTTCATTCATCTTGTTGATTCTAACAATTTCATCATACCAGTAAGACAATCCTTGAAAATCTAAATCATCACAAAACATTTCTTTAATTTCACTTGGACTCCAATGATGGTAATCAACAATACTTTTTATCACATTGTTTATGTCCCCGACTATCCATCTTACATAAAAACCGAAGCAATCTCTCTTATAGCAGCATAATCTCGTTTTCCAAAATTATCAATAATTGCTATTGGTTGATTTATGATGTAAGAAATACAATTTAATGCATATTGAAGTTGATCGAATTGAATATTTAAACCTTTACCTAAACTGGCCTGATTTGATGGAGAAATTCTTGTTCTAAATGTAATTTCAGATACTGAAACTTCTCCTTTAACATTCTTAACTGGACTTAATAATGTATAAACGGGAACGTTGTTTTCTAAAACTAAATTACCATTTACAATTGATTCCAAAATATTTGGATAAGATTCCGCCAATTTGTCTTTTGCCTCTGGCTTTTCAACCCATTCATTGATAAAAGCTTCTAAATCATTCAATGCAACATCCTCACTAATTACCGATTTGTTTTTCATATTTTCTGTTTTTTAATTAACCTCCTATTTGTTCAAATTCTCCTGCTGCAATAATAAGCGTAATAGTACCTGCATTTGTATCTGTTTGCAAATCTCCAACAGGAACTCCGCCTCTTACACTTCTGTAAACAGCACCTGACGTGTGAACAAAAGTCCAATCTCCAGGTAAAGCAGATTTAGTCAAAATATTTAAATCCGTTTCAACTTGTGTTGAAGCTAAAATAGGGCCCTCAATCTTGCCCCTTGTTCTGTACTTTTGAACCATAAGAGTGCCTTGTGTTCCTATCTGATTAGCATCATCATTGTTTCTGACACCTCCTTTATCAACGTTGAATGATTCATTTGATTTTGGCTCAAACCTGTAATCTCCAGTAGAATGACTACAAGTAATTGATAACATATCTCCAAAAATTAATGCCATAATATTTATTTTTTAAAAGTTAAAATCCCGCTTTGTTTGTTGTACTTGCAATTCTAACTGTTCCTGATCTCTTATAAGAATCCGTTGTTTCAAATCGGTTTGGATTTACGGTAGAGACAATAACAACTAAATTATCTTTTGAAAACTGTGGCTCAACAATAAGTCCAATTTCTGCCAAATCATCCCACAAACCAGAAACAATAGACTTCCATTCGATAGGTTTAATGCAATTTCCAACAGTTACTAATTGATCGTCTGAAACAATTGTCTTATCAATCAAATAGAGTTGCTCCAATAATCTATATTTATAAACAACATTGAAGTCCAAATTCAAGTTCCTAACATAATTGTACTGCAATGGAACTTCACCATCCGGATGATATGTTGTAACAAAATCTTGAATCACATAAGCACCATTTTTAAGAAAAACAGTAGAACATCCCTTTTTCAACAAGAAATCACGATTAACATAATTTCTCATGTCTCCAATATTTCCATCCCTTGGGACTGGCATATCAGGATAAGCCATGTTGCTAATATCCAAATGAGGTTGGTTTTGGTAAACAATAGCTGCTAAATAAGCAACGTTTGCAGCTGCTTCATAACTAAATCCTTTTGAATTTGGTGCAACACATAAAGCATTGGTAACTTGCGAAATTCTATCAGCATCATCTGTAATCAATGATAAATCATCTTTATCAGATAAAACACTTCCTGCATAAGCTACAAAAGGCTTGAAAATAAGCCCCGAATATCTTCCTGTAGGTGTTACATCATTCGGAACACCGTTAAAGGCTTCCAGCGCATCAAATTGCGCCTCTCCGTAGGTGTTAATAACAATTGTATTCCAATCATCTCCAAACAAAGCCAAAGAAGCGGCTAAATTAACTACTCCTGTACCATTTGTTGAAGTTGTTTCGCTATAAGACACCCCCGCTGCCTTTGTTCCTAAATCAAATGAAATATTTAGCTCAGCACTTGAAATTCCTTTCCATTTTGAAGTTAAGGTTAAAACACCTGCAGTATTAGCAGCTGAACATGGTGCGCTTGTTACCCCGTTGATAGCATCTTTTATTTTTCCTGCAATAACAGTTGGCGTATCTCCAATAGCAATACTAACCTGATAAGATTTATAATCTAAGCTACCTCTACCATTTACAATTACGGTGTGAATAGTATTTGCTGTAGCTGTACCTGTTACTGTCCAAACTCTTGATGTTGCTGTTGCTCCTACTGCAGTGATTTGAGGATAAACAATAGTTGGAATACCACCTACACCATCACCAGAAAGAGGTCTTAAAATTCTCATTACAGAATGAATTGGTGAACCTGCTCCAAACAAATCAGCTGCTTCGCTTGCGCTTGTAACCTCTACAGGATCAACTGTCAATCCAGCTTGATTTGCTGTATTAGCCTCGCCTAAAATTGCAATTACTTGGGGCAAATAAGGCGTGTCATTATTAAATTTACCTCTCTGAATAGCATAGCCTGTAGTTCTTGATAACCTGTCAACTCCTACGGCTGTTGATATTGTACTCATATTTTTTTATTTTAATTGTTAAATTTCAATTGAGTTCCTTTATTTGTTCCTGTGTAAACTATAGAATCATTTCCTTGAAGCGGTATTCCTGTCCAGAGTTCGGTTGTTTCTTGTGCAGTCACCATGAATATAATTCTGCAAAAACGAATCCCTGAACCATCATAATTTGAGTGATTTCCCCAGTTTGAATAATCAGTATCGAAAGTCACTTTCTTTACGTGCTTGTTTCCAATTAATCCAGAAGGAAAACCTAATGTTGGATATTTACCTGAATTTAAAATGTACTTTATAATTCCAACGTATTTGAATAATTTCCTCCTAACGTTTTCACTCATACTTTCATTTCCCGTCTCAATTCCTCCTGTGAAAATATCAATGAAATACATATTCTGTCCTTGTGAACTTCTTTGCGTGTATTCCATATTATCCTGCTCTCTACAAGCCAATGTAATTACAACATCTTCACTGGTATCATAAGGCTTTATACGCTCAATAAAAAACTCAAATTCTGAATCTAAATTCTGTAAGGTATGTTGAGCAGTAATTTCTTCAAGTAATATTTCTCCAATTCTATTTTGGATAATCTCAAAAGGTTGGTCGGGAATCAATTCTGTTATTATCGAAGCCATAGTTTTAGATTATTGCATCCTCTAGGATTAGCATTATTAAACCGAAGTTCTGATCTGGTAATTGTTCTCTCACGTTGAAACTTCTTAACACACCAGAACTATCTTTAAATTTTACTTTGTAGTTCAATAATGCTATCTCTCCACGGGCATTTCTTACTGTAATTCCATTGGCAACTAAAACATCCTCATCTACAGTAATTCTAGCAGTCTTAGTTATTGCTTGATTTCCATCGGAATCAAACATGTTAACATGTTTTACTGCCCATCCTGTAATATTAATAGTTTTACTCTTGTCTGGAGTTAGCATTTCAATATCAAAACTGTTATTGTTTATCACAAATTTTGCATCTCTCTTCGCTAATTCAAATGGATTCATAACTTATTTTTTGATAAAAGGTTTTTTGATGTCTTTTATTTCTTTTTTTACATCTTCAAAAACCTCTTCTTTTTCAATTTCAGAGTCAATTTCTTCTTTTACCTCAACATCATTTACATCTTCAAAAACCTCTTCAAGAAATCCTGCTGATACTAATTCATCAGCAGGACCTGTTAACTGGCTTTCACATATTGGATCTCCATATTTAGCAACTATATTTCGCTTTAATGGATGGGCTATAACTAATACCTTAAATTTTCTCATATCCGAAAGATTATGCAATAACTTGTAAAGAGAATATTCTATCAACAGTAATAGGAATTACAATTGGTGCAGAAGATTGTATGATTCCGCTTGAAACAGTTTTTTCGTCATAGAAAGGTCTAATTAAATAATCTGTTTCTATAAGTGCTGGAATTTTAGTTGATGCTCCACCAATGCTTGAATTTTTCAATCCGTATAATCCTCCAAAGACAGTTTTTCCCTGAAAGTTCATAGGTAACAAAATACCTAATTTATCACTCAAGTAATAAACAGATTTTTCATCTTCATCCTCATAAAATTCATCGTAAGACCAAAGATTAACTCTATAATCAGTTCCTGCAGCAATCTGACCGTGATATGTGAATCCTGTAGATTCTGTGAATTGTGGCATTCCAACTTGAAGCCTGTCAATTCTTCTATAATCAGCAAATGATTTGTATTGATCGGTATTCATTAAAGCAGCAATAACAGAACTTCTTGCGATAAAATTCAGCTCATTTCCAGAAGCAGTTCCAATTTGTCTTAAAAACAAACCTCCTTTAGCTAAATCATCTAGTGGTTTTGCGGTTGTTGGGTTACTCCAATAAGGATTACCAGCTGCATTAACATTAATCATTGAAGCTGGTTTTCGCTTGAAATCGATATTATCTCCATTTTTAAGAGTAATAATTCCAGTTTGCAAAATATCCGATTGTTGCTTTTGAATTGCTCTTTGAATCATTTTTCTTTGCTCATTAAGATTATCAAAGGCATTTTGAGCAATTGCAGCACCTCCCTCTGGAGAACCTAAAGCACCGTACTGAATGAGCTTCATAAATACTTCATCCCTGTTGAAGTAGTATTCCAATTCATGATAAGGCGGAATATATTTATTTGCAGTTACTTTTGGCATTTTAGTTGCTCTGCCTTCTGTAAAACGCTCTACATCTACAGAAATCTTTCTTGAACCTCGTTGTACTGTTACATCTACTTCCAATGATGGAGTAGTTTCTTCTGGAAACCATTGAGAAAATCCAGCAGCAACCGGAATTACTTCTTTAAATGCACCCACTACCTTTGTAGTCATAATGCCATTATGTTCTATAATTGAAATTGCCATAATTAATTTCCGTATTTAGACAGCTCCGTTACATTTTTAAGAACGAAACCACGTGTTGTTAATATATCTTTTAAAGCTAAAGACCCTACCATAGAATCTAAAGTTACTCCTAATGGTAAAATAAGCAATCCTGCATCAATACTTCCTGAAAAAGCGTAATTCGCATTTGTAGAAGCACCATCAGCAAGAGTAACAAAATCTCTCAACTTCAAAACTCCAATTACGTTAGCTAAATTAGCAGAAGTCGCAGGAGAGAATCCCTCATCAACTCCAGCAGTACCATTAACGATTGTAAATGTTGGCGAAGTACCTGTACCTGTTGCAACTAAATCTGTTTTCTGACCAACCGTTGAAGCAGTAAATACTACTTTGTCAAGATTAGCACCGCTTACAGCACCAGTAGAATAAGCTGTTAAAGCTCCAGAATAAGAGCCTGTAGCTGTTCCTGCTCCTGTTGTTGCACCTAATGCTAAATTTGCAAATGCAGCAGCTAATTGAGCAGCTGTGGTCGCACCTGTTGAAGTGTAAGTAAGACCAGCGATAATCATTGTTTGACCTGTTGTCAAAGCAACGAATTTAGCCGTAGCCGTTTCAAAAGAACCTGAATTTCTTACTACTAAAAAACCATCTTGCGCATCTATAGATTCTCCTAGATTATTCACAAGAACTCCCTCATTATAACGATTTCCGTAAAGGAAGATGTTATCTCTTGTATAATCTACCGTTGATTGATTTCGGGTAGCCCCTCTTTGTTTAGCGTAAACCATATCTATTTAATTTTAATTTTAAAATTTGATGCTGTGGCAATTTCCTTTTCTTTTGCAGAAACCTCTGAATTTCCTTCTGTTGAAGTTTCATTTGTAGTAAAATCAGGCGCATTATCAGATTTCAAATCATTCACTACTTTTACTTGTGTTGCTTTCACAATGAATGAATTAACCTCCGATTGCTTGATAGGCAAACCACTTGCGATACCTGCTTCA